CCGAAAGATCATACGCAAACAGTTTAAGAATGCGGATATTCATCGGTGCGGTTTTCTTTCTCTCCCTGTTGATGGATTTGTAGGAGCACATATTGACGAGGGCACTTATTATCTCACCCGTAACAGATATCATCTTTCTATCCTTGGAAGGTATCAGTATTTTTGTGGTGAGGATAGTGTCATCGTAGAACCAGGAACTCTGCTCTGGTTCAATAATAAATTACCTCATGGCACGGTTAACGTCGGTGATGAGACCCGTATAACATTTGTATTTGATATTCCGCATGGACAAAGTTGAAATTCTAATTCTACGAAATTTGCTGTACAATGAGGAGTATCTTCGTAAGGTGATTCCTTTCCTCAAAGCAGATTACTTTGAGGAACATAATCAGAAAGTTGTTTTTGAAGAGATAGATAATTTTGTTCAGGAATACAATCAACCAGCAACGAAAGAAGTTCTCTGTATTGAGGTAGAGAAGCGGAGTGATATCAATGATACTTCGTTCACTGAGATTACTAAACTGATTAGTTATCTTGAGGATGTTCCTACAGACTTTGACTGGTTAGTAGACACTACAGAGAAATGGTGCCGTGACCGTGCTATATATTTGGCACTCATGGAATCGATCTCTCTTGCAGACGGCAAGGACAAAGAGAAAGACAGAGATGCTATTCCAGGTATTTTGTCCAAAGCATTAGCAGTCTCTTTTGACTCTCATGTTGGACACGATTACTTACTTGATTATGAGGCAAGATATGAATCATACCATCGCAAGGAAGACAAGATCGCTTTCGATCTCGAATATTTCAACAAGATTACAAAAGGCGGCCTCCCGAACAAAACACTTAATATTGCTCTGGCTGGCACTGGCGTCGGTAAGAGTCTCTTTATGTGCCATGTCGCATCTTCCGCGCTACTCAGCGGGAAGAACGTATTATACATCACGGCTGAAATGGCTGAAGAAAAAATTGCAGAGAGAATTGATGCTAACCTCCTCAATGTCAATATTCAGGAGATAACAGATCTTCCTAAGCAGATGTATGAGGACAAGGTAACAAACCTTGCACAGAAAACACAGGGTTCTCTTATAATTAAAGAATATCCTACGGCTTCTGCACATGCTGGCCACTTTAGGGCACTTCTTAATGAACTCGCACTTAAGAAGTCATTTAGACCTGATATTATTTTCATTGATTACCTTAATATATGTGCTTCCGAAAGGTATCGCCAGGGTGGCACTGTCAATTCATATTCTTATATTAAAGCAATTGCAGAAGAACTTAGAGGACTGGCTGTCGAAGCAAACGTCCCTATCGTTTCTGCCACGCAGACCACTCGTTCTGGTTATGGTAGCAGTGATGTTGAACTTACTGATACCTCTGAGTCCTTTGGTCTCCCTGCTACTGCTGATCTTATGTTTGCCCTTATTTCAACTGAAGATCTTGAGGGACTCGGGCAAATTATGGTGAAACAGTTGAAGAATAGATATAACGATCCGACTATTCATAAACGATTTGTTGTGGGTATTGATCGTGCTAAGATGCGTCTGTATGATTGTGAGCAGTCTGCACAAGAAGACATTATTGACAGTGGTAAAGAAGAAGAGTATAATTATGAAGAACAAAAACCAAAGAAGTCTTTTGAGGGATTTAAGTTCTCATGAACGGTTACTACTCTGTCTTCGATCCAGACGATAAAAAGATCGCTGATTGTGGTGCTCTTCGTGATGCCGTCAATCTTGTTGGTATGCGTGGAGAAGGTCACTACTATCAATTTAAACCAGTTTATCAAACGATCGATCTAGAACCATTCCCCCAAAACCAACTACCAACTAAAGATATCGTAGTCAATATGGACGGCGGTGTTGGTGGTAGTTGGAAAGAAGTAGAGTATGTTGACGTTGGTGGCCAAAAGATTGCCACTCAACAAAACCTCCCTCAAAATTGCCAAGAACCATTTATTCCAGAATTTCATGACTAAAGTTGATACTGAAAAATACCTTGAATTTGTCCATGGTGTAACTAGTGCTCCTAGTTTGGATTATCCTGTTCTTGCAGCACGTCTTTCTGAACTTGAAGCTGGTGGTGCTAATGTGACTCAACTTTTAACTGCTGCTCTTGGATTGACTGCAGAATCAGGTGAGTTTACTGAAGTTGTAAAGAAGATCTTTCTTCAAGGTAAACCCTACAATGAAGATAATGTCTTCCATATGAAACGTGAACTGGGTGATATCTGCTGGTATCTTGCTCAGGCATGTATGGCACTTGATACCACTTTTGATGAAGTGATTGAAATGAATGTGGAGAAACTTCAGGCACGATATCCTGGTGGTAGTTTCGATGTTCATCAGTCCGAAAACCGTAAGGAAGGAGACTTGTGATCAACCTTGAATTGAATAGACGTGATGCAATTGTTTTACGTCATCATCTTTTCTTGTACACAAAAGACCATCCTGGTTTTTTCTCTGACGAAGGTATCTTAAAGATCAGAGAGATTTCACAACAACTAGATAAACAGATTGAAAATGAGGATGAAGAATGATTAAACTCGAACTAGAACTGCAGAATGCAGCATCAATTCGTCATGTTCTTTTTAAAGAACAAGAAATGTATACCTACGACAAAAAAAGTTGCCCACAACGAATTACTGATATTCGTGAAGTGATCGTTAATCTTGATAACCAAATTGAGGAGGAATTGAAAAATGAAACTACTGACACTTGAAGATTATCAAAAAGCGGGTGAATCATTCTGGCCCAAGTATTGGTATGTTGCTAAAGAACTTGGAGAGGATGCAAAATCTGAAGATATTTTGAGAGTTATGGAAACTCTTGGTGGTGTTGCACTTAAATTTGCATTGGAGGAGAAACTAACTGGTCCGTTTGGATTTAACAAGAAGAAGGAGGAAGATGAAATCAAAGTTGAGTGATTCTCTAGGTGGAACAGTAGAAAAACAAATTCCAGAAGATGTAGTATGGATTGATGATGCTTTCTACATTAAGAAAACTCGTTTCGGTCTTTACACTAGTATTCTGAAAGAACCTCTTGGGGCTCATTTTCTTACTGGTGCAACTGAAGAAGGTGTAATTACAATGTCTCGTTGGCACCTTATGTGCTTACAAGATGGTTCACTTGATGATTATACCAAAATTATCAATAGTGGCGTCGTCGGAGGTAAACTCTGACGTTTTTTTGGGGTTATAGCTCAGTTGGTAGAGCGCCTGCTTTGCAAGCAGGATGTCAGCGGTTCGAGTCCGCTTAACTCCATTCTAAATACTTAAAAAGTATTATGTGTTATGAGTAACACTGCTAAACAAGAAGATTGTTCTATTTTATTTTTTAAAGAACATTGTGACAAAAGATTTAATCTTAATGACAAACAATATTCTGATCTAGATAATAAAGCATTCGGTAAGAGTGGAGTTTATCCTCAGGCAAATGCAGTTTGGAGAAGAAGTTATGATGAGCAGGTTCTTGGTCTTCAACAATACATGATATCAAGAAGTATTCCAACTGCAGGTTGGGTTTGGTCGAGAGATCAGGCAAATGGTATGATGAACTTTTTGAATAATATTGCACAGAAAAAGGGTGGAGTTACGGGTTCTCTTGATAGTTGGAATCCCATGGACGTTGTTGCTGTAAAAAAATCAGAAGAGGTAAAGATAAAAAAAAGAATAACCGAGATGTGTGATACGGGAGACAAACTGTTAAATTTAAATAATCTAAATGCTTTGATGGAAGAGTATATTCGAGATAAAAAATTGATGCCAATATCTCTTAAGCAAGTTGGTAAAAATGAAAGAGGAACTTTTGAAATGAGTTCAAATTTGCAATCCAGAGAGGCAAAAAGAAGAGCACTTCATGAGTTCACTGCAGACAATTTTATGTGCGATTTGGCATGGGATGCAAATGCAAATGAATGGAAATTTGCACAAGAAATTTCTTGGGATATGATTGACAGAGGTGGTGGAGGCAGATCGGCAATGTCTGTCCATGTTCAAGGAAGAACTTTTCAGGCAAAACAACCAAGAGAAAAACCTCAACATAGTGGTGCAGCTATTGGTGCTACAGGGGCTATGCTTGGTAAAGCATCTGTTGGAAAATTGGATGCGTTTGTAAAAAAATGTGGATTGGATGTAGTTCCTGCTCCAGCAAAACATCCACATATTCCCCGTGCTGGACAAGAATGGTCTGATGCAGACAAACAATATTGGATTCAATTATATAATACCCTCAGATCTGCGGCAATTAATGGAAAGAAGATTGATTTTGGTAGACCGGGGAAATATGAAGAGTCAACTAATCCTATGGAAAGTGGATTTGAAGCAGCACTAAATGAAGCATGTCTTGCAGATCAAAGGGATGCCAGAACAAAAACTGGTAGATCTGCTGGAAGTAGATTAACTGCAAAATTGTGGGGGATGGAATGGTTGCATCGGTATTACATGATGTCTAGAAAGAAAAAATTTGATACTTTTATGCACGTATTAATAGATGCAATGAAAAAAGAATCTGAAACTGCAGGACCTTTTATCAAAGTGTTTGGGAAACCAGGCCTTACTGCGAGAAGATACTAAATATAGTATAGGAAAAAACAATATCAATGAAAAGTTTCTTTCAGTTCCTAAGTGAGGCACCATCTCAAGCCTCAATGCAGGCAAAGAAGTTAAACCTAAAGAGTGATGGACATGGTGGGTGGTTAGACTCCCGTGGTAGATTTGTTGCGACTACTGAAGATGGTAAGTTAAAGTTTGTCGATAAGAAAAAGGCAAAACCACAAGATGACAAACCCACTCAACAGAGACCTGCTCAGGCACAACCTCAGGTAGAACCTAAAAAACCTGAGTCAGAGAAAGAAGAACCTAAAACTGCAGAGACTGGTGAAGCGGATGCAAGCACAGGCCAAACTAGTGAAACTTTAACGGTTGCATTTGGTCGTTTTAATCCACCAACTGTTGGGCACGAAAAACTTTTAAGTGCAGCAAAGAAAGCATCTGCTGGTGGAGATTTAAAAATTTATCCATCTAGAACTCAGGATCCAAAGAAGAATCCACTTGATCCTGATACGAAGATTGGATTTATGAAGAAGATGTTCCCTGAATATGAAGAGAACATTGTTAATGATGATGAGATGAGATCAATTTTTAATGTTCTGGTTACTGCATCAGAACAGGGATATGCTGCAGTAAATATTATTGTTGGATCTGATCGTCAATCAGAGTTTGAAAATCTTGCTCAAAAATATAATGGTGAACTTTATGAATTTGAATTGATTCGTGTTATCTCTGCTGGAGTAAGAGATGCTGATGCAGAAGGTGTTGAGGGAATGTCAGCATCCAAGATGAGAAAGGCTGTGATGGATGATGACTTTGATTCGTTCCGTAAAGGAACTCCAAAAGAGTTGGATGATGGAGACACGCGAACATTGTTTGATGCAGTTCGTCAAGGAATGGGTGCAAAGAAATCCAAAGTTACTGAACTCTGGCAGATCGCTCCAAAGTTTGACCAACAGAGTCTTCGTGAAAATTATGTTAAAGGAAAGATTTTTAGAATCGGTGATATTGTAGAGAATATTAATACTGGACTGATTGGTAAGATTGTTCGTCGCGGAACTAACCACCTTATTTGCGTGACAAAAGAAGATTATATGTTCAAATCATGGATTCATGATGTCATGGAAGCAGTTGTAAATTATCCAGGTCCATGTGGAGTTTCTGCTGATCAGAGATTGGTTGGTACTGATGCTCATAGGAAATATGTAATGAAAATGGTTGGCGTCAAAGAAATTAAGAACTTCATAAATAAGTATAAGGCTAAAAAGTAAACGTACTTATACTCATGACTCACCTTAACGATCTTTCTAAAGTTTACAAGGAGCACATTGCTTCCCAGGAAACTCAAGAAGAGGGTTATAAACCCATTGACAAAGAGAAGGAAAATAAGATGTATCGTCGTGCTGGAAACTTAGCACGAACTTCTCTTTCTTCTAAAGGTAAGAAGAAGGAAGATGCTCAGAATAAATCTTCAAAGATTGTATCTGCAATTGCTCGTCAGAAAGAGAATGAGCGTTTTGCTAAGATGGGTGATGAGAGAGCAAGAAGCAACTATAAAGAAGAAGTTGAGAATGTAGAAGAACTTTATAAGGGTAAGCACGGTCAATCTGAAACAGAGTATATGGACTCTCGTTCTGATGCTGGCAAGCAAATCTCTGGTGACTCCAAGCAATCTGGTGCTGCATACTCCCACCGTTCATTTAGAGGTCAAGGCAAACCTGCTAAACCAGGTGAGCGTCAAAAGGCACAGGGTAGAATGACTCCTGCTGATCGCAGTGAGTTAGCTATTCGTAAGGCAAGACTGAAGAAAGAGGAAGTCGAGGTTGCCGAGGCAGTAAAAGGCCAAGATTCTTCAATGAGAAAAGCAGCATCTGCAGAGAGAAGAGCAGGTGACAAGAGACTTTCTCCATCAGCAGGAAAAGCAAATGCTGATAAGATGGAAAGAGATATTAAATTTTATGATAAGGTAACTAAGAAGACCAAACCATCTGTGGTTGGAATGACTCATGAAGCACTTGATCCTGTAGGCAAAGAAGATGCTGATGTTGATAATGATGGTAAGAAGAATACCAAGGCTGATAAGTATTTGATGAACCGTCGTAAAGTAATTGGTAAAGCAATTGCAAAGGAAGAAAAAGAAGTTCCTGATAGAAATTTAAAAGGTCTGGTTGCAAAAGCAGTTAAGAGAATTGATACTGATGTTGACGGCGACACAGATCATAATGATAAAGCGAAAGGAGAACTTGGTGAATTTGTACCTGGTGTAGGTAATAAGAGACTCTATTCATCTACCAGAACAAAGACTGCAAAAGAATCTTTTGATTGGAGACAAGATTTGTCTGAAGTAATTTCTGACGAATCTGATTCGCAACCAATTAAAGAAAAAAAGGTAAATAATAAGATTAAAGTCAATCCAGAAATTAAGGAAACTGTTGAAGAGATTGGTGGTGAACTAATTGAGATGGTTGAATTTGTTGACTTTGAGGGAATTCTTGATGACTTTTCAGAGTCAGAAGTCTTTTTTCTAAATGATCAACTTATTGAAGATGTAGTAGAAGAGTTTTTTAGTGAGTGCTTAGATGAAGGATATGAAATTGATGAAATTTCTGATTTCCTTTGCGAAAGCATTGACTCTTCATTAGAGGTTTTGACTGAGGTATCTGATTCATATTATGATTCTGCAGTCAAGGCATCTAAGGCAGCATCTAAGAAACCTGAAGTTAGAGCAGCAAACCGCAGAGCAAAACTTGAAAAGGTTAAGTCTGCAGTCAAGAAAGTTGGATCTGCTCTGAAGTCTGGTGTTAAGAAAGCAGCACCTGTTGTCCGTAAGGCAGCAGTTAAAGGTGCCGAAGTTGCTGGTAAAGTAGCAGGCCATACCAAGAATCTTGTAAAAGATATGGGTAGTGCTGCTAAGAAGGGTTATCAGTCAACTCAATCTGGTTCTTCTAGTTCTTCTTCTAGTTCTTCCAGTTCTTCTGGTGGTTCCTCTAGTGGTACAACTAGACCCGTTTCTAAGAAGAAATCAGGCCTTTTGAGTAGGATTGGATCAAAATTAAAAGCAGGTCTAAAGAAAGCAGTTGCTAAAGGAGCAAGAGCAGTTTCTAGAGGAGCAAGAAATGTTGCTCGTAGGGCAGAAGGTGGGGAAACCAAAAAAGCACCTACAACGAGACCAGTGGAGGCCAAAAAGAAAAAAGCAGACAAACTAGATAAACTTCTTTCTTCAATTAGAAGTGAATCGACCCACATGGGTGAGGATGCAGACCTAGACAAAATGCAGAAAGATGCTGATGCCAATCGTGCTAGAGCTGCAAAACTGAAAGACAGAAATGTAACCAGAGGTTCTGCTGCTCTCGCAGCAAGAGCAGTTGAAAGAGATGTAAAGAAGGCAGCAAAAACTGGTCCTCAACAATATCCAAACCCAGGAAAGGGTGTAAAGAAAATTGAAAAACCAAAACCAACGCACACAAAAACTGGTGCGATGCGTGTAGAGGGATTGTCTATTGATAGGCAGATGGAAATCTCTAAGGAGTATAATAGAATGTCTCCTGAAGAGAAGAGAGCAGCAAACTTGAAAGCAATGGGTAATGTCAAAAAGGTTCCTCCCAAAAAGGACACCAGAACAGATGCTGAGAAAATGACTGCTGCAACTAAACCTCGTATGGGTGAATCTGACTGATGCCTGCAGTATCTAAAGCACAACAGCGGTTTATGGGTATGGTCTATGCAGTAAAGAAGGGGGAGATGTCTGCTCCCTCTTCTGAAGTTGCTGCGGCTGCTGATTCAATGAAGAAAAAAGATGCAAAAGACTTTGCATCAACAAAGCACAAAGGTCTACCTGAGAAAAAGAAGGTAGATGAAACTACTTATTACAAACAAGATACTAAGTATCAGAAGAAAGTTTCTGACGCAGAAAAACGTCATAAGGAACAAGACAAACGAATGAAGTTTGGAAAGTTTTATAGTAAGGCAAAGGAAGCAAGAAATCGTCTTCGTCCTGGTGAAGTGAAACGATATGACAAAAAATTAGGTAGGTACGTTTCTAACAAAGATTGATCCTATATAGAATATAATCAAAAAATCTTGAGGTCATTATGCTTGCATTTTTACTTCCACTCGCATCAAAGGTAATTTCCGATGCTGTCGCAAAGATTCCAGAAAACGAAGAACTCGGTGAGAAACTCATTGAGATCTGCCTTGTTATTCTTACTAAAGCGGTTAAGTTGACTAAAACTGATATGGATGATCAACTTTTGGAAGTTGTCACAAAGGCAATTAAGAATAGAGAAGAAGGGTGATAAGAGTTAGTTAGTACTCTCTTTTTTATAAATATTCAATATACATATAAGAATTTAACGGGGAAATTAAAATGGCTCTCTGGGGTAATAAAGATACTGTCTATTCGACAGGGAATGTGACTCACGTCGTCAGCACTGGTGATGATGCTGTCATCACTTTTTCTGGTTCAACATTTACAAATCCACATACTGGTCCTTCATCTGGTCAGGTAGTTGGACTTGGTACTTTTGGTGGTGGTGTCATTAAATCAGTTGATTCGGATACTCAACTGACTCTTCATGGCACTGCTGGTATCAGAGCTGATGTTGCTGGTGCTTCTGGCAAAACTTACAATATCAGTGAGGCACCTAAGTTTATTGCACTTGATAGCGACATTAATGTAAACGAAGTTTACGGTTCTGATAATGATGAGGTTGGTGTTGCAGCAACTACCATTTACTCTCATGACCATGCTGGTTGGGTTGGTATTGTCACATACACCGATACTCACGGTAATGTTAGAACCAAGACTGAAGTTCTAGTTGCAATGGGTGCAGATGCCGATGGAAATGGTGGCATCACTGGAGATGCTGGTCCTAGTGGAGCCGGTGACGATGCAATACTTGCAGATTCATAAATATCATTAGTTATTGATTAAGAATTATGGGAAGACTCAGAGATCTAATAAATGGTGGTGTATCTGCACCACCAGCACCTGAAGTAAAATCAACACCAAAAGCAACTGCGCCGAAGAAATCTGCAAAGAAATCTGAAGCCCGTTCTACTGACGCTGACAACACTTCTGAATGATTTAAATGATTTTTAATGAATTGAATGAGGATAACTTCCTCTTGTTTGCCATTAAAAACTATCAAAATCCCCAGGCTGTTACTAGAGATGATTTTGAAAAAGATCTAAATCATTTTAGGTATATTAAAAGGTTGTTGAAAAGGTATAAAAGAGATGGAGATTTAAAAATCCATCTCTTATTAAATCATTTCATCATTTTATATAATCTTTTTGGTGAGGCAGCAACTCCGATGCTCTTCTTTAAAATTGAAGAAGATCTTTGGTCTGTTGTAAAAACTTTTATTATTTTTCTTGGCAAATTGCCTGAGTACCCTAAATGCTATATTCATGACATACAAGTTGATATAAATTGTTTGTCGGAACTTTATAAAATCTACAATGGAAAAGAGCAAGATTGATAGAATAATTGAAAAAGTTCGTTCTTATCTCTATGAGGAACCTACGAACAGCGTTGGTGGTGGTTATATTGCCGGAACTGTTGAAGCGGGAGATGATCCTCCAGTAAGAAAAAAGAAAAAATACATTTATCAAAAGGGCCTAAGAAAAATTTGGAAACAAAATGGCGGAGCAAGTTAAGGTTGCAGTTCTAGAAGAGAGGTTACAAAACTTTGAGACACTTGTCTCTAGGTTGGACTCTGCAATAGAAAAACTTGCTGAGGTAAATAATAATGTGTCTAGGATGCTTGCCGTCCATGAAGAAAGAATTTCCAAACAAGAAAACATCGACGAAATTTTGTTTGATAAGATCGACAAACTCCGTGATAAAATGGACAGCGATCATGACAGCGTTACTAAACGATTATCGTTACTGGAACGAAAACTTTGGATTGGTATCGGAATATTGGGAGCAGTTGTAGCACTCACCAATCCTCAAGCAATTAAAACCCTTAGACCCTTGTTATCTTCTGCAGAAAGTGCTATACTGGCACCAGCAGTTGCTTTTGTGAATGAATCACGTTGATTCAAAGTTTGTCAATCTTATTTCTCCAAAACTGCAAAAGTTTAAGAGAGTAAAACCAGATCTGTATAACTTCCGTTGTCCAATCTGTGGAGATTCTAAGAAGAATAAGTCAAAGACGAGGGGATATCTCTACGCGATGAAAGCTGATGTCAATTTCAAGTGCCACAACTGTGGTGCTTCGATGACTCTTAGCAACTTTTTGAAGCACCTTGATCCTGTACTTCACAAGCAATATGTATTTGAAAGGTTTAAGGATGGGAAGACTGGTAGATCAACTGTGGTTGAAGATCCTGTCTTTAATTTTGAATCACCAAAGTTTTCTCCCAAGTTGGAGTTGCCCAAAGCATCTGAAGATCCTACATCAGATGGATATTTGATTAGTAGAAAACTTGATCCTAGTAAATTTTATTATGCTGAAAAATTTAAGAAGTATGTAAATGGTATAAAGAAAACATTTGATAGTACTAAGTATGATGAACCTAGGATTATTATTCCACTTTTTTATAAAAAGAATTTAGTAGGAATTCAAGGCAGAAGTCTGGATTTTAATAATCCTAAATCTGTTAAATATATCACTGTGATGGTTAATGATGATGCACCGAAAATCTATGGACTGGATGACATTAAATTGGATGGACCTGTATATGTCACAGAAGGACCATTCGACAGTACGTTCATTTGCAACGCGATTGCTATGTGCGGAGCTGATGCTGATGTTAGTAAGTGGGGGATTAGCAATCCTGTGTGGATTTATGATAACGAACCCCGTAATAGAGAGATTACAAACAGAATCTCCAAAACAATCGACTCTGGTCAGTCGGTAGTTATATGGCCATCAAATATCCTAGAAAAGGATATAAATGATATGGTAATGTCTGGACTGGATGTGCAGTCTGTGATAGAATCTAATACATACTCTGGTTTAGAAGCAAAACTTAAATTCAACACCTGGAAGAAAATATGAGCAACGGTACAAAGGTTAAAAAAAGAGATGGACGAATTGAACCTCTTGACCTAGATAAGATGCATCTGATGGTTGAAGAGGCATGTACGGGTCTTGCAGGGGTCTCTGCGAGTCAAGTTGAGATGAAGTCTGGTATTCAGTTTTATGATGGAATTACTACTGGAGAGATTCAAGAGATTCTGATTCGTGCCGCATCTGACTTGATTGATTTGGATCACCCAAATTATCAATTTGTGGCTGCACGTCTTCTGTTATTTTCTCTTCGTAAGCAACTTTATGGGAAGATGAGACAACTGCCTCATCTTGAGAACCACATCTATAGTTGTACAAACATTGATGTGTATGATAAAGAAATTTTCCTTAAATATTCTAAAGAAGAGATTGATAAAGCAAATAGTTACATTGATCATGATCGTGATTTCCTGTTCACATATGCCGGTCTGAGACAAGTTGCGGATAAATACCTAGTACAGGATAGGAGCAGTGGAGGAGTCTATGAGACTCCTCAGTTCATGTATATGATGATTGCTCTAACTATCTTTGCAGAGTATCCCAAGGAGACACGTTTGTCCTATGTCAAACGATACTACGACGCAATCTCAAGACACAAAATCAACATTCCCACACCTATCATGGCAGGAGTGCGAACTCCACTTCGACAATTTGCTAGCTGTGTTCTTG